CCGCCGTTATCAAGTTGCGGGACTGGGGGAATGGGGAATAGTTGACGGGCTTATCTACGAACGCTGGGAAGAACGCGAGTTCAGGCTGAAAGATGTTATAAATGAAGATACACAGGCGGTGTTTGGGTTGGATTTTGGGTACACAAATGATCCTACGGCGCTGTTTTGCGGGATAATCAATAAAGAAACAAAGGAAATTTTTGTTTTTGACGAGCTTTACGAAAAGGCGCTGAGCAACGAACAGATAGCCCAAAGGATAATAAAAATGGGATACAGCAAGGAGATAATCGCGGCCGACAGCGCCGAACCGAGAAGCATAGACAGGCTGAGGGAACTTGGAATAAGGAGAATAAGGGCGGCAAGAAAAGGAAAGGACAGCATAATAAGCGGTATTGATTTTTTGCAGGATTATAAAATGATAATAAAGCCAAAATGTGAAAATTTTATACGCGAAGTGGGCAACTACAGTTGGGAAAAGGATAAAGCGGGCAACAGGATAAACAAACCTGCGGGAGGTTTTGATCACCTGATGGATGCGATGCGTTATGCGGTGGAAGATCAGGCGAGGGGTGATGTGTTCAGCTTTAAATAGAAACAAGGAGAAAATTTTACAGGAGGAGAAAATGAATTTTACGGAAAAAATGTTTGGAATACGGCCTGTCGAGTATTTGCGGCCAATGACCTATACGGAATTTTTTGAAAAACAGATAAGGGAGTTTAAAATGTCGCGTGCGCTGCGTGAAATGATAGAGGGAGAGAAGTATTTTGCGGGCATACACGATATTCTTTTCAGAAAACGCACTGCGATAGGAGAAAACGGTGAATTGACTGAAATAGAAAATTTACCCAACAACAGAATAATCGATAACCAGTATAAAAGGCTTGTCGTGCAGAAAGTAAATTATCTGCTTGGCAGGCCTTTGGCGGTTGTGGCAAAAGACAAAAAATATGATATGTTATTAAACCGATATTTTAACAAAGATTTTCAAAGGCTTATGAAAAATATTGGGGAAGATGCCATAAACTGCGGTATCGGTTGGCTTTATGTGTATGAAAACGATGAGGGAGAACTTTCTTTCAGAAGATTTAAACCTTACGAGGTAATACCCGGCTGGGCGGATGCGGAGCATACAAAGCTGGATTATGCGATACGTTTGTATGAATTGGTCTGCTATGAGGGCAGACAGGAGAAAATAACGGAGAAGGTGGAGATATATGAAAAAAACGGCGTGAGTTACTACACGCTTGTGGCAGGAAAATTAATGCCCGATGAAGATAAGAGGCCGCACAATTATATGTTGAGCGGAGATAAGGAATTTAACTGGCGTAAGATACCGCTTATACCGTTTAAGTACAATGCAAAGGAAATTCCGCTGTTGAAGGACGTGAAAACTTTACAGGACGGGTTGGATCTATTGATGTCGGATTTTCAGAACGGTATGGAAGAAGATGTGAGAAATACCATACTTGTGCTGAAAAACTATGACGGTGAAAATTTGGGAGAGTTCAGGCAAAATCTTGCGGCCTACGGTGCTGTTAAGGTAAGAACGGTCGACGGCAGCGAAGGTGCGGTTGAAACACTCAATATTGAGGTAAACAGTGAAAATTACGAAAACATAATAAGGATATTTAAAAAGGCGATCATCGAAAACGGCAGGGGTTTTGATACAAGCGAACTGAGAAACAGCGGTACGCCCAATCAGATGAATATACAAAGCGTTTACAGTGATACAGACCTTGATGCAAACGGTATGGAAACAGAGTTTCAGGCCGCATTTGAGCAGCTGCTGTGGTTTATTGATGTGCATTTGTACAACAGCGGTATGGGGAAATTTAACGGCGACTGTGAGATAGTTTTCAATAGGGATATGCTTATCGATGAAAGCGGAGTTATAGAAAACTGCGTTAAAAGTAAGGACCTTATCAGTATTGAAACGGTCGTAAAAAATCATCCTTGGGTAGATGATGTGCGCGGGGAATTAAAAAGAATGGATAATAATACAGAAAAATAATAAAGAAAGAAGGATCAAAATGAAAGAAAAACTGATAAATATAGGACTTAACGAACAACAGGCAAAGGCGGTTATGAAACTGTACGAAGGGAGTGTAACTAAGGAAAAATTTGGCGAGGTCAAAGAAGAAAATGCATCGCTTATAAAGAAAACGGAAGAGTTGAAAGAAAAAAACAGGGAACTTGCCGCTGCACATAAGGCGGAGATAACGGCACTTAAAATAGATAATGCCGTTAATGCGGCGCTGATAAGCGCGGGGGCAAAAAACAAGAAGGCAGTGAGGGCTTTGCTTGAAACAAAGGATTTTATGTTAGACGAAAACGGTGATGTATCGGGTCTTGAAGAACAGATAAAGGCGTTGAAAGAAAGTGACGGTTATATGTTTGAAAGTGCGCCGAAACTGAAAGGCGTTGTACCCGGGGAAAGCAAAGACGGCCTGCCCGGAAAAAGTTTTGACGAAATGACCTATTCGGAACAGATGGCGTATCTTGCGGCTAAATGAAAGGAGGATGTTTATGAGTGATCTGTCTTTGTTTTTAAAGAGCAACAAAAAACCGAGGGAGTGTTTTAAGTATGCGGCGACCAAAAGCCTTTGCGACGAAAACGGAGAGCCGTTGTTATGGACGATAAAGCCCGTAACGACAAAGCAAAGTGAGGAGATAAGGGAAAGCTGTACGACGGAAGTGAATGTGGGAGGAAAAAGAAATTCGTTTCAGACCAAACTTGATGTATCGAAATATCTTGCAAAACTTGCGGCAGCCTCCGTAGTTGAACCGAATTTATATAATGCGCAGCTTCAGGACAGTTATGGCGTAAAAACACCGGAAGAGTTGGTATATGCAATGATAGACGATCCGAAGGAATACAGCGAACTGCTTGAAAAAATTAGCGGCTCGGCAGAGGAAAACAGCTTGAGTGAAAAGGCGCAGCAGGCAAAAAACTGATATACGGGGGCGATATTGAGGCGGCTTATGCATATTATGCGCTGCATAAATTTAATATGCTGCCCTCGGATTTTGCAAAACTTGATATTAACGAAAAGGCATTTATTATTGCCTGTGTTGATATAAAAAGGGCCGAAGATGAAAAGGCCGCAAAAAAGAAAAAATAGAATTTGCTTTTAAAGGGGGTGAGGCCTTTGGGTGTAAAGAAAAAATGACGGACGCAAACAAAATTTTATTTGATAATCATATTTAATATTAAAAAAGGAGATGTTTTATTTATGGCAAAATTTAATTCTAAAAGTTTTAATCCGCAGGCTTTTGGTGCTTATGTGGACAGAATACCAAATGTTACAAAAAGTGAACTTGCGCGTTCGGGTGCGGTGGGTGTAAACGAAAACGCAAGGGCTGCACTTTCAAACCAGACGGGTGCGGTTTATGCAAGAGTACCTTATTTTGGCAGGATATCTGCAAGCACATCGCAGAACAACGACGGTGCGAGCAATATAACCACAACAACTACAACTACATACGAACAGGGTTTTGTTGTGGCATCGCGTATGGACAGCTGGACTGAGAGAAGTTTCAGTAAAAATATAACCGCAGGTGTGGATTTTATGGATAATGTAGCGGCGCAGATAGCCGATTATAAGGCAGAAGTTCAGCAGATAATGCTGCTTAAAATGCTTAAAGGCATTTTTTCTATGGCAACTACAGGCTCATCGCTTGAGGCAGTGTCTGCAAAGGAGTTTATTGAAAAGCATACTTTTGATGTGACTTCAAGTGAAACGGGAAAGGTGGATGCTTCTACACTCAATTCGGCGATATTTCAGGCATGCGGCGATAACAAGGCGGCTTTTAAGCTTGTCATTATGCATTCTGCGGTAGCAACAGGGCTTGAAAACCTTAATCTTTTTAAGTTTCTTACTTATACCGACAAAGACGGCATCACAAGAGATCTTAATATAGGTACATGGAATGGCAGAACGGTGCTTGTTGATGACGGTATGCCTGTTGAGGAGGTGGCTGCCTCGGGAGATACGCCTGCTTACACAAAGTATACGACATACATACTTGGTGAGGGCGCTGTAGTGCTTGATAATATCGGTGATTCCGTTCCTTATGAAATGAGCCGCGATCCCGCAACAAACGGTGGTATGGATACGCTTTATGTACGCGATCGTTATATTTGCGGTGTAGAAGGTCTCAGTTTTGAAAAGCCTGCAAGCGTTGTTGCATCCGCTGCAAACTCAGACCTTGAGGACGGTGACAACTGGTGTATAATAAATGACGGCGTGACCGCAATACCGCACAAATCAATCGCTGTCGCAAGAATTATCTCAAAGGGCTGATATTATGTCTGAGGATAATAACGGCAGGACCGATGAGTTTTGCGAGGAGATAAGATCAAGGCTTTTGCAGCTTGGCTACGAAGTGGCGGAAAGTGACGAAGAGGCGCTGGATTTTGCGGCGGACAGGACCGTTGAGAGGATAAAAAATCTATGCAATACCGATAGGATACCCGATACGCTTGAATTAAAGGCTGTTGATATGGCCTGCGGTGAGTTTTTATCGGGGAAAATGGTGTTCGGCGGTCTTGACGGTTATATTGAAAGCGACGGGAAGCTTATAAAGACTATATCCGAGGGTGATACTTCCGTAACTTATATGGAAAGAAAAAGCTGTGAGCAGAGGATAGAAGAATTTATTGCAGCGCTTTGCGGCAATGACAGTGAAATAATAAGCTGCCGCAGACTTAAATGGTAAAGAAAGGACTGATAAAATGAGCATAAGGGAAGCACTTGAAAGCCTGTTTACGGGAGAATGTACCGTGTACGGGTTTGAAGATGTCGTTGAAGACGGCATTACAAGGCAGGAAGAGAGGGTAATTTACGAGGGGAAATGCAGGCTGTCCTACAATCTGAAATACGGCAGGATACGAGAAGGTATACAGACATCGACCTTTGACAAGGCGGAGCAGAGAATAAGTTTATTTTTAACAAAAGACTGTATTATACCTGCGGGCAGCCGTGTTATTGTAAGGCAAAACGGTATTGAAACAGAGTACAGAACAAGCGGTTGTGCGGCGGTTTATACAAACCATCAGGAAATAGCACTGAAAAATGCAGACCAATACAGCTGAGAAAGGAGGATATTATGGAAAATTCTATGGAGATC